TAACCGTGAAACTGGGGAACCTTTAGGAGACGGCGCGTATAAGCAGGCGATAGATACCGCGGTTTCGTTATTTGAACATTATTTAGATATTTCTATAGCTCCAGTTAGAGGTTATATAGAGTATAAAGATTATCATCTTAACGAATATGCAGATTGGGGATATATTCAACTAGATAATATTCCAGTTTCAAAACTACAAACTATTAAAATGGTTTATTTTAGAGATGACAATGGAGATCCGGTAACGGTTCAAGAAATTCCTGGATCGTGGATTAGACTTGATAATCATGCTGGTATAGTTAGAATGATTCCTAATACCAGATTTCCATCACAATTACAAATCAACGAAGCTGGATCTTTTTTTCCAGAAATTTTAAGAGCTCAACAGTTACCTGCGTTGTGGCAAATTGTTTATGATTACGGGTTCTGTTCTGGAGAAATCCCAACTATGCTTAATCAATCTATTTCAATGATGGCAGCCATAATTGTTTTAATTACGTCCGGGCACCTTATATTAGGCGCTGGAATAGCTGGAACCAATATTAGTCTTGATGGTTTATCTCAAGGAATTCAAACCACTCAATCTGCAGAAAATTCAGGATTTAGCGCGGTTATTAAAGATTATAAAGATCTATTGTTTGGTAAAGTAAAAAATGATGAATTTGCTTGGATTACAATTTTGAAAAACTATTATAAAGGTACCACATGGAACGTCCTCTAATATTTGTGTATTGTATGTCTTTCCCTAACGGTAAGAAATATGTTGGAGTCACAGAAGATTTCAAAAGAAGAATATACCAATATAGATGTGCTGCAAAAACTAATAAATATAGTTCATTGGTTCATAAAGCTATACGTAAATACGGAGAAGATAAAACAAATGTAAAGATTTTAGGTAGATTTTATAAATATGAAGATGCTTTAAATTTTGAAAAAGAATTAATTAAACAATTCGATACTAGAGAGTTTGGATATAACTTAACTGATGGCGGACAAGGACAATCTGGATATAAGAGATCTCCAGTTACTCTAGAAACTAAATTAAAATTATCATTAGCTAATAGGGGACGTATAGTTCTGTCTAGACGCGGAGTTTTGGTTGATCAATTTGTTAGAGATCAAATTTCTAAAACTCTAGGATCAAAAGAAGTTGAAGTTTTTAAAAAAGATGGAGCATTTATTGGAAGTTGGATTAACTTAAATAAGTGTAGTCAAGATTTAGATCTTTATAGAGGTAATATTACGCACTGTTTAAAAGGTAAACTTAAATCTACCGGCGGTTACATCTTTAAGTACAAGGAGACACTCTAATGGATCAAATTGAAAATAAACCTCAAAAACCAAAGAAACATAATCATTTTTACGCTTCTATCATGGCTATAGACCCTTCTGGTAAAATACTTTTAGGTAAGAGACGTAAAGATTCATTATACACTTCTCCAGCGGGTTCTAGTCATATGCATGAAACTCCTATAGAAACTGCTATCAGAGAAACCTTCGAAGAAACTGGTTTAGTTGTAAAACCGTATGAATTAGAACCTCTACCTACGTTGGATACTAACGACCGAAGGGTGTGTCATGTATTTTTATGGAGATGCCCCCCAGAGGTGAGTATGGTTGCTCCAAAATCTAACTTGGATCCAGACCAGGAAGTAGAAGAGTGGAAATTTTATTCTCAAGACCGCGTTCCACTAGAAATACACCAGGACGAAAATAGGGCTACGTCAGTAAATAACGCGTATATGAAGTTTTATGGTATTAAGAAGGGTGGCTTAGGATCCGGAATTACTGGCCACGTAGCTATGAATGAAAGAGAAAAACAAGCTCACGAGGATATCGTAAAAGAGTATCTAAAACACCATACTAGTAGTCAGCTTAGTGAACATATACACTTTAATGAGGCGGCTGGTATAAAATCAAGAATTTCAGGACTCCACACCCAAGCCGACCACTATTTCCACTCCGCCGATGTGGCTAGAAATATGAGAGATCCGCCAAAGATGAATAAAGGAGGTCCGGGTTCTGGCAAAGTCGGTCATACCACTATGCACCCTACTGAGGACCGAGTCATTAATTTAACTAATAAACTGACTAACGAGTCTCCTATTAAATCTCATTTAAATAAGTTGAGAAATGGAGCAGTGCTAGAAGGTGTAACTCTTCGTAGCGGTAAACCTTTGTATCTTAACTTAGAACAGTCCACTGCCCACGGATATACGCCTAATGACTATAAAGAGGCGGCTAATATTCATTATGATAAAGCCCAAGCTATTGCTACCAGTATTCAAAAGATAAGAGACCTTAAGAAACCAGTAGATCCAGATATGGAATCTATAAAGAATCAACATATGAAGCAATTTAGGTCTAACATGGGAGCAGCTGAACGCTTAGGTTCTAGAATGGACCGTACTCAATCTAAAATTAATGAAATTCAAAAGCCGTATAAAGATACTCACGATTCTAGGGGAAATATAAAAGAAAAAGTAAAAAAATCAGATGAACAAGCAGAAGCTCAAACACAGCGTAATCTTCAACAACTGATAGAAAGACGTCCAGAATTAGCTGAAAAACATCCAGAATGGGCCGGCGGGGCTCAGCCAGTTGAAAAGAAGGCACCTTCTGGGGTAGCTCCGGCTAAGTATGAAAGATGTGTTCACGAAGTTAAAGACGAAGGGAAAGTAGGTTCACCATGGGCAGTTTGCACTGCTTCCATGAATAAGACTATGTTTTGCGATCACGCGGATTGCATTGATTTTCGTAAGTCTGTTGTAATGATGGGTCACGCAGATTCTGCGGAAGTAGATACTGCCAAGTTTGCGGTTGAATACCAAGCTGCGTTTAGTTCTGAATGGGCTGAAAAGTTCTATAATATCATGGATGGATACAAATATGGTGATATTCCTAGGGTCATACCCTTAGATAAGGGAAACCTTTATATGGTTAGGGTGGACGATGGGATGTATTCAGGTACATTTATAAAGGATGAATCAGCTGATGGTGGATTCCTTGAAGACACGGCCAAGGCTCGTTTAGAGCGCATGAGCATACCTAGTTTGATTCAGTTCTGTATTGCCAAAGAATGGATCAATCCATTTATGAAGCAAAATCCCCAAGAACCTCAGTACGCAGCTTTGGCAGAAAAGTTGAGTGTTCCGGTTCCTCCGGTTAGTCCGCAGGCGACTATCTTTGATAAGACGAGAGTTCTGGAGCTTTTGGATAAGTTAACGAGGTAACAGATGAAAAAATACCTTGGTTTACTTATGATGATCGTCACTTAGGTTTAATAATTGAACGTGGTATAATTATCTCATGACCTTAGGAGACTTAAAAAATGGATCTAATAACGCAGGAAATCGAAAAAATGGCCGAGAAACTTACCAAAGCTAGTCAAGGTCCTAAAGATAAGCTTTTTCAAATTATAAAGTCTTTGGGTAAAAATGGCTTAACGGCTAGATTAGCGGTTCTAACTGACGATGATAAAGTAATTCTTAAAGCAGCTCTTCAGGAGATGAATCTTAAAAAAGCTGGTCCTAGTGGTAAAAAAGGTCATAAACACGTGATAACGGACGTTAAGTATGGTCACATGAAAGATGGTCAAAAGCACGAAGCTTCACACGAATACCCGGTCAGCGTAGAACATGACGAATCTGGTAAAATACATTCATTTATGCCGCCTAGCATGTCAGACATTAAAGAAAAGACGGGACACGAAGTTCACAGAATAGATCATCCGACTTTGTTAGGACGAAATATCAGTGAATTTAAAGAGCATAAAGAAGACGTGAAAAAGGCAGTTTCTATGGATCCAGAAGCCGCTGGAGCTCATAATGTCCAAGGTAAAGTGAAACATACAGTTATCCAAGAAGATAAAGCAGATGACGATATCGACGAAACTCTGGTTAAACCAGAGGCTGCTTTTTTTGACCATCAGGGTACGCCTACTCCAGGGTGGGAAGGCCAAGTCATTAAAGCTATAAAAGTAAATAAAATGAATAAATCCGAAGAGTTTTGGAATCAAGTACTTAAATCAGACGACCTCCTCACAGACGTGGTTTCTAAGATGATGGATAAAGGTGCAGAGTCTGGTATGGTTATGGATAAATTAGCTAAAAAAGGAATGGACAAGAAAAAAGTACAAGGTGCCATGGATAAATACAAAATGGAAAAGTGTAAAGACGAAGAAATGAATATGAATAAAGATTCTAAAAAAATGTCAGAAATGGAAAAGAAAGAAAAAGTCAAAAAAGCTATTGAAAAAACATTTACCAAAGCTATGAATAAAGTTATTAAAAAGGCAAATCATATTCTGTCTGAGGAAAATCAATTGGGCGACGCTCCTAATTTAGAAGTTGACGGCAAAAATAAATCAGGAGTTAAAAAAGAAAATGTTAAAGCTCTTAACTTAGCAGAGGACAGCGAAGACGCTCAAAAGAAAGTTAATGATCTTTCTCAAGGCCGAAATTCAAATATGAGTAAAGCTCTAGATTCGGATAAAGCTAAAAAAGAAAAAGAAGAAAGAGAGCACGCCGAAAATGAGATGAAAAATAAAAAAATGAAAAAGTCTATTTCATGGGAAGATCCAAATAGACTGTTTAAAACAAATATTTTAGGTCGCAATTTTAACTTTAATATTGAAAACTTTGTAGCAGAAACGTTGGGCAATGCTGGAAAATATGGCGAAATAATTAACAAATCTGAAAATAAAAAAGACGATTTAAACGATATCATAGCAAAATCTCAAGACAAAACTTGGGGAGACTTAGATCAAGAGCGCCAAACTAAAGAAAATGCTTCTAAAATTAATGGAAAATTAGTTAAGTCATTTGAAGATACTGAAATTTCTAAAATACTGGGGTTATCAGAAGAAGAAACCAAGCGTATTTTAGGTTAAAGTATAGTCGGTTTAAATACCGCGCCTGTGAAACTCCGCTCGCTAGAGTGTCTAGGTGAAGAGACCAGGTTTCCTAGGCCAGTACACCACTGGCCTTTTTTTATTTAGATAGATTGGTAAATATGGACTGGTTTAGTAAGTTTTTTTCTAAAATAAATAGTAATGGTATTCCAGTTCCTACGGTGCGTGATCCTAAAACTGGACAAGGCTCAATTACCGCCTCAGTCGTAGTGGTCTCGGCTGGGTTATGTTCAGTATGTATAGTAATGACACTGCTATCCGCACTCAGTAAATTAGCAGGAGTTTTTGATAAATTTTCAGAGTCTCAGCAGGCTTTTATAAATGCTTTTAATCTTTCATTTCAATTTTTCTTAGCTTCTGGTTCTTTCTATTTGGGACGTAAAATGCAAAGAGATCCTAAAGGACAATTAGGTATAGATGTAAAAAAGGACGATAACAATGAAGTCTTGCAACCATGATAAATCTTACATTAGAAGTTTACAATCAGAAGCAGTGTCTCTAGACAAGATGTCTAAAAAAGAGATTAAAAGGTGGAAGAAACATTTAATTAAAAATAGTAGGACGTAAAATATGCCCCCTTACGGTAATAACCAAAGTACTAAGAAACAAAAAGGATGGAACGTCCGAGAAACGATTAAAAGGATAGAATCGGATCCTCAGGGTAGAGTTGATTTAATTCCTGGAGATTTCGATAGACTTATTAAACAAAAGGGAGCAGAACTAAAGGTCTATAGAACTACTTATTGTCCCAACGTTAAGTCAGTAGACGGAGCCGAACATGAAATAGACTGTCAGTCATGTAATGGTTCTGGGTACATTGATTTATACCCTCTGCCAACTAAGGGATATATACAAACACAAGAATTAGAAAAAATGTATGAGTCTAAGGACGGATATCACGATGGTAACACCGTATCTATAACGTTTTTAATAGGCGTGGAACTTCAGTATTTCACTAAAATAGAAGTAGTAGACTATACCGAGGTTTACTATCAGAGGGTCTTGAGAAAACCAAGCTCTCTAATAGACGTTTTAAAATATAAAGCGTGCCGAGTTAACCTCGTTGTGGATAAAAATAACGTAGAGTATTTTCAAGATCAAGATTTTGTTATCGATCCTAATGGAAATATTAAATGGGTTAGTAATACTGGAGGTTCTACTTTAAGAAAGCCTGCAGATAACGTTATATATTCTATTCATTACGAGATGCACCCTTCTTTTAGGGCCGTTAAAGCCATGCACGTCACTAGATTTACGCAATATCGTAACACGGATCACGCTGAACACAATATAGAACAGATTAAACTACCAGAACAGTGGCTATGCACTAAAGAATTCTTATTAAGACGACGAGACATAAATACCCAAGTTGATCTATTGGAAGGACCCTTTGACAACCATACCAATAATACTGGTAATAATGACGGGATAGATGACTAATGGAAGATCCGATTTGGTTTGCCGTAGGTATAGTAGCTTTAGTTATATTTTTGAATTTGGTTATGCCACCTCCTAATAACGAACAAGGATACACTGGAAAACGTTCTAAAACTTGGTGTCCTCCGCACACTTGGACTAAATCTGGTAAATATGTGTGCGAAGTATGCGGCTATTCTCCCAAAGACAGTCGTTCTTGAAGTAAGGCTTTAGATGTTTTTAATATTAAACTAAGTTCTTTACGATACTTGTCAAAATCTTTTATCCATAGTTTTTCTGATTTTAACGTCTCGCGTTCTGTTATAAGCCAGGCGTGAAGTTCATCCAATATAACTGATTTGTCATATTTAATATTTATTAGGTACTCTTTGACTTTTTTAATAGCTACTCTATTTTCTTTAGTATAACGTTTGAGACATCGTCGAACTAACAAATTATAACTAGGTTTAAGATAATACAAAGAATGTGCTAATTCATGAGTCTTGGTGTCAATACTACGTGAAGGTGATCCGATTACATAATATTTTTGATCTTTTGGAATTATTGGAATCAAGTTTAAAAGTTTAAGTTCTAATGGAGTTAACGGGTTAAAAGCTCCGGTTCTAAAGAAATCAACCACATACCCAGGTATATTGAACCCGCCCCAGTCAGAATAGTAGGTAAATTTTCTACCTCTGGAGTACCATTTCTTAAATTTTTCAAAGGTGAAGACTTTACCTTTGAACTTGGTTGATTCGTAGTATTCTTGAAAACGTAAGAACATCTTAGCTAGGGTAACGGAGTTACCGCACGTTACTAAAAATACGTTATCTATATATTGAGCTACTATAATATTTGTTTCCATAGTTAATTCTAAAAACCTTCTTCACGAAAACGAATGCCTTCTGGAAATCTAGGTACTTTGTTTTTAGCCGTATATCCTTGAAATCGAACCGTGAGTTTCTTACCGATGAATTGTTCTTTAGTTTCCCAGAGTTCTTTTTTACGTGCCTGAGAACACTTCATGGGAGGATCAAAGGTCTTGTCTCCACATTTACAGATCCAAGCTCCAAGATGACCTTGAAGTTTTCCGCGACCTTCTTTATAGCTGACAATCTCAAACTCTTCTTCAAAGAATTCCTTGAATTTCAAAAGATTGTAGGAACGTTTTCCCTCATAAGGAGAATCTAGGTTTCTAACCATGACGCCTTCGTAACCCAAAGCTCTGTAGTGTTTCAGCCAAGCCACAATCTCTTCGTGATTGTTGACGATATGAGTTGGAACAACTTTCAAAAATGGATGGTCAGCCGGAATCTTAGACTTAAGCAATTCTTGGCGATCAGAGAACCCCATTGTGGTTATGGATAAGTCATAGATGTGGTACTGAACAATGGTATGGTTAGAATCTACTTCGTTTTTCTTGTTGACGATGGAGGTGATTTTTTCGAAGTCTTCTTTGTATTCGTGGTTGTAAAGCTCTCCGTCTGGACCTATAAGAACTAAATCAAGCCTAGCTAGTTCAGCCGGAATATGAGGAACCGAATTGATTGGTTTATGTTCTCGACTTTTTAGAGTCCCGTCCGTAGCTGTAGGACTTCGAATTCCATCCAATTTAGGTTGAAGAGCCGCAGGAAACTTAGCCTTTTTGGCTTGATCCGGGTAGAATATGTCGTTCAGGAGATAACCGTATTCATGGGCCAACATACACTCTACCCCAGATCTTGAAGTTTCACCAGCTTCAGCTTTTTCAATGGAATTCACATATCCGGAATCGATCTGTTTTTGCCACTTGGATCTAGCTTCTTTCTCAGCTTGCTGGAAAGGAGTAGTGGCATTTTTTTTACCAGTATTTTTACCGTCACTAACTAAATCGTGGGTCATTTGAGGATTTTTAGTATCCACGTGACCAAATTCCGTCCATATTTCAGCATGTTCTAATCCAACATCAGGATTAGGAGTTGATCTGACATAAGTAGTCCAATATTGAATCGAACCAGAGTTGGTCTTTTTATATAGAGTCGGCAGGAAAATTTTCACTTAAAACCCCCTAGTAATTGTTAAAAGAGCTGAATAAGACTGGTCCGTTCTATAATTATACTCAAGATCTGGTCTAATCGTAAATCCGTCTTTAGTAATTAACTTTAACCCAACTATGGGCTTAGTAGTTATCTGACCAGTAATAATAGGTCCTGTCCATACCGCGTACGTCAGCTGGGCCTCCGTCAAAGGTGAATATTTCCAAAAAATATGTTCACCAGTCTTAGATACTAAATTTAGTTCTTTTTTAACTTCCGTATTTTCCAATATAGCGACAAACGTAGTGTTAGCTGCGTTTTTATATTGAGAATCTACTATAGGTGTGCAAAGCATAGAAAAAACTATAATTAAATTGTTAGCTAAACTTATATTAGCAGGTATCAATCAAAACCTCTAAATTATAAGATTATTCGTATAGTCTTTTAGCTCGTTTTCTCATTTTTTTAAAAGCAGAACACTCAACTACTCTAACTCCTTGTTTAGTAATTCCTATTTTATCGGCTATATCTTGTAAGGTTTCGCCCTCATTATCTGGAAGTTCTCCTATTCCATATCTCAATCTAATTATTTTTTCGGTTCTAGGATCCAGCGTAGCTAATATTTCTCTAATTTTTTCTTTAATTATTTTTTGTTCAACCATAGCTAGGGGGTTTTCTTCGTTTTCAGACTTTAGTACGTCTATTAACTGCTGTCCTGTTTGAAGTTCGTCCTCCAGTCCATATTCGTGCTGTGCTCTAGTTTGTAGATCTTCTAACGTTTTTAAGTCTTCTCCAGAAGCTTTAGCTAGTTCTTCTAAAGTAGGAGGTCTTCCAAGATTTCCTGTCATTTGGTGGGTAAGTTTATTTAAATTAGTTTGAAGCCACTCAATATGAGTAGGGACTCTAACAGTTTTACCTTTATTAGAAATAGCGCGTCTTATGGATTGGTCAATCCACCAAGTAGCATATGTTGAAATTTTAGTTTTTCTCGAAGAATCGAATTTATCTACAGCTTTTATAAGTCCTATGTTACCCTCTTGTATCAAATCTTCAAAATCCAAACCTCTTTTAAGAAAAAGTTTAGCTCTTGAAACTACTAATCTCAAGTTTCGTTTAATTAATTCATTTTTGTATTTTTGAGCTAAAAATTCAAAATCAAATATAACTTTAAAGATGTTTTTAACGTCTTCAAACACCACAGATTTAGGTAAGGTAGTTTGTAAGTCTCTAAAATCTTGAGTTACTTGTTTCCATTCATTTAATTTATTATTGACCTGTATATCGCTTATTTTATATTCACTTTTAAGTTTAATTTTAATAACTGAATCTTCGTGCTCTAGTTTATCTATTATAGTAGATATACTATATTCTGGAAAAAGTTTAAGTATATTATTTATTTTGTTTTCGCACTCAGTTACTTTTGAGTGTTTCTTTTTAATTTCTGTTACGACTCCATGGATAATAGTACCAGTCAATGATACCTCTTCTAACATTAACTTTACTGTTTTTAAATCGCCCGTTAGAAGAGAACTAACTAAACTAGAGAACTGTTTACGAGTATTTTCAACTAATGTTTCGTCTGATTCTTCATCTAATTTTTTAGATATTTCTATTATGTCAGATCCGGACGATTCTAGACCCCGGAGGTAAAGATATAGCTCTTGTTTAGAATACTGAGAAGTTAGAAATGCATCTAGGATTTGTTTTTGATAAATTTCTACGTTTTTTACTAAAGCCTCTTCTTCGGATCTAGTTAGCAAAGGTCCAGGATCTATTCCGTTTAGATACTTATAAATAGAAGCATCATTTTTGTAGTTCATCGTTTACCCCCGATAGATTTCATAGTATACTTTGAAAGTTATGTTGTAAACATCTATTTTAATTTAAGTAAAGTGTCTAAAATATAGACGTAACTACGTGTAAAGTGTATATTAGTTTTACAATTATTTAGGAGGGCTAGATGTCTAAATTAAATCAGGTAAATAAATGTGCTCAACTTTATGACCAAGAGGTGAAAAAACTCAAAGATCCGTTGATCAATCTTTTCGAAATGCAACTCAGCCTTCAAAAAAGGTTAGCCGAGACTGGCCGAGGAGTCGACTACGATGTGGCTGACTTTAAGACCAGGGTGGATGATATCACGATCCAGTGGAGAAATCTAACCACAGAATTCTCAGAGTTGATCGAGCGTCTTCCGTTTAAAGAGTGGAAAACTTACACTCCTGAACAACTTAGAGGCAAGATGGATCAGGAGACCGTTCTGGAAGTTTGGTACGAATATGCAGATATGTTCCACTTTTTCATGAACATAGGCCTGGCTCTGGGAATCAGAGGTGACGATCTAGAGAAACTATACGTTACCAAGAACGCTGAAAACTTTCGACGGCAAAATTCGGGGTATTAAATGTCAGCTAAGCTAAAGTCTTGGTGGAATGAATTTTGGTTAGTTCTTCCAATAGAGCCAGTGAAACCAATGAAAGTTGACGTGCGTAAAGGTACCATAAAAATTACGTGCAAGGATAAGACTATCTACTCCTACTCAATAGAGGGTCGAGAATTTTTTGGTCAAATTACCGACGTTAAAACGATCTTCTCTGAAATCATGGCAGTGTTCTCAAAGCATGGTTTCTATAAGTACAGAGAAGACTACGCCATGATGAATAAGGATCTAATAGCTACAATTGAGTTGATCGATATTCAATCAAACGTTATAGAAGTCAAACATTTTTGGAATGAAAAATGATCAAAAAACTTTTTACGTTTCGTGAGTGGTTCGTTCATCTTATTTTTAGAGTTAGATCGTTTTG